GCTTCGACAACAAGCCCTGGGCGCTGCCGCAATCGATCAAGCGGATGTCGGAGCCGTGAGCCAGCTGCTGTACCAGCTCTTCGTTCTAGCCTCCTGCGTGGTCGGCCTGCTGCTGGCGTACTCGCTGGCGATCCAACTGGTGAGGGCACTATTCGGGGAACTCTTGTTATTCCTCGACGAGGCGGTGGATCTGGTGGTGGCGCTGTTTTTCTTTATCGTGCTTGTGCCAGTGGTGTGGCTGTGGGAGAAGGGGCGGCGGCCAATTTGGCGGACGCTGACGAAAGAGCAGGCGGACGAACTGCAAGTGTGGCTTCGTCGTTCACAGTAGAAATCCCAGCCTCTGCATGTAGTCGATGGGGTGACTGTGTTTCTTCGAAAGATTGCATCGCGGACACAGGAAGCTGAAAATTCTTGATGCCATGCTCTCCGCCGAGTTTCAACGGCAGGATGTGATCGATATGGCGCGCTGTCAGTTTCTTTCTGCAGATGGCACAGCATCCTTTCTGCTTCAGGAATAAGCCTTCTATCTGCTTCCGGGTGATAGGCTCTGCCTGCACTCTCCGTTTGAGTGCTCGGCGTTTGCTTGGCCCGATTTGAGCTTCCAGTGGATGTGCGGCGCGCCATCGCTTAGCGGCAGCAGCATCTAGCGCGCGAACATGATCGCCTTCCGGTCCGGCGCGCCGCGCTGACACGTAAGCGAGTCGCTTCACCTTGTTTCGGTAGTAGGACTTGAGGGCCTGGGCGCGCGCGCCTTCGGGGTCTGCCCAATATTGTTGCCTATCGAGAGCGGTCGCTCGCTCTCTATTGTCGGCATACCATTTGTTGGCTCTGGTTAGCTGACATACTCGACACTCGTAGTCGTAATAGGTTTTCCCTTTTACGATGTGCGACCGAAATCCAGATTCGAGTGGCTTGTTGTTGCCGCACGTCTTGCACGTGCGAGTTTCTGAGTTCATACCGGATAAAGAGGTTGGTCCTGTCCTCTAGGATACACCTTCTGGGAATCTAACTCAGCTTCACGTTCAGGTTGTCTTACTAACAATCCCATGTCTCTGAGTTTCCTCAACCCCATAGATGTAAGGTCTACAAATTCGTCGTGACGGCTCTTCGGGAAGGCCCCCACCTGGGCAATGATGGATTCCATCCAAGGCCGATCCGGCCCGTAGATGATCCCTTCGGCGAAGAGGTGCTGCACGCTGTAGAGCCGCGCGACCTTGTCCTGGCTCTTGGGGTCGAATAACTCCACGCCGAAGCGCTCGCGCCAGTACAGGCGCCGAATCTCCTGCGCCACGCTGATACCGGATGCCTTGTTCTCAATGAGCAGCAGGTCGACTTTGAGCTTGATGCAGGTTTGCGCGACCTTCTCGACAAGCTCGTGGAGCTCGAGCCGCGCAGTCCAGCCGTACATGCACATGACGTGCGGGGCGAACTCGGAGTAGGTTTGGTCCATGCGGCGGGGTGAGCCGTCGCTGGCGACGATGCGGGTAGTGGCCGCTTTGACATCGCCCGAGAAGATCCCCCAGATGATCATGCCGGAGGGATCATTCATCTCATCTTCGGTGAAGGCGGTGTCGAGGGTGGCGAGCACGAAGTCCATCGGCGGGTAGGAGTCGTGCTCCCAGAGCTTCCACCACTCGCGCTTGATGATGCCGCCGCCTTTGGGTTCCGGACGCTGTTGGATCTGGCCGGCGAAGGTATACGGGCCCATGCTCCTTTCGAGCCGCTTGAGATATTCCTCGCTGAATCGCTCCGGCCACAGCAACTCGCCCGGCTCCGTGCGCGGATCCGTCCAGCCAATGACCGTGTGGAAGGATCGCTCAGGCTCATATCGGCCCGGTAGACACAGATGCGTCCAGCCATCGGCTTCGTGCTCGAGGATATGTCCGGTCAAGTCATCTTCGCTCAGGCGCTGTTGGATGATGATGAACGCGCCGAACTCCGGGTCATTCAGTCGTGTCGGCATGGCCGTCGTCCACCAACTGATCGTGGCTTCGGTAGTGGCTTCACTCTCGACATCGTTGGCGGCATTGGGATCATCGATGCAAATGATATTGCCGCCCTCGCCCGTCACGCCTGCGCCGATGCTGGTAATCAGCCGGTCGCCGCCTTTGTCGTTGGTGAACCGTGATTTCGTGTTTTGGTCGGTCGTCAGTTGGAATCGAGAGCCCCAGCGCTCCTGATACCACTTCGATTCGATGAGGCGGCGGCATTTCACCGAGTCACGCAGACTCAACTTGTCGGCATAGGAGGCATACAGGAATGGGACTCCGGCGCCGCAGGTCGGTGTTGAGTTAGGTTGCGCCCAGGTCCAGGCGGGGAAAGCGACAGACACGGTGTTACTTTTTCCGATCCTAGGCGGGCAGTTGATGATGAGTCGCTTGATCTGGCCATCCACCACAGCCTGCAAGTGCTCGCAGATTGCATCGACTGCCCACGAATCCTTCCAGGGCGCCGGATCGATGAAGCGCCAGCCGGATTTGAGAAACGTGTAGAGCGATTCTTCGCAGTCGGCCCGATCCAGGTCCAGCAGTTGGGCCTCACGGTCGAGATTCGGGGGCAGTTCGAGCATGCAAGGCGTTGAATTTGCGCAAAGGTGCGACAAATCGTAGCATCAATGGCTAATTTAGATCGCCAATGAAACAATAGCGGATGTGATCCTCACGCTCGAGAACGCCACCCCCCGCTGCAAGGCCACGGTGAGACTGGTCTCCCGGGCCCAGCGTCCCTACGTTTTCCAGGTGACGGTGACCGGGGAGTTCCCGCATCCGTATCGGCGCGTCTATCCCATCACGGCCGATTCGGATGATTCGGCGGCCCTGAAGGGCATGGAACTGTTCGTGCACGAGTTCGGGCGCCGGGTGCCGGGGGTCGGGTCGGTGTGCCCGAAGGCGAAGATCGCATGAGCGACTACCAGCCACTTAGCCTGATCGTGGATGCGCAGTTAGCCAGGGAAGAGTGGTACATCGAAAGCAATGGAGTCAGATTCGGGAGTAATCCGACGCCATGAGCGGCCTCGCCGGCAACGTCCACAATCTGCGGATCATCGGCCAGCCGGATCCGGAGCTACCGGATGCCGCCAAAGTCATTGTCGACCTGCAGGACGATCAGGCCGACACCCCGGATGTCGACGACAGCGGCAACATCCTGCGCATCACCCACGGCGACGGCGCGATCACAGTCTCACTCGATGGCAAGCCGCTGGGGAATGTGAATCCAGCCAACGAGGGACCCGTCGAGTGGTTCGGCAATCTCGCCGAGCGGATCAGTCAGGACGAACTCTCCCGCATCACCGAGGAGCTCCTCCAGGGCATTGCCGATGACCTGCAGTCCCGCCAGGAGTGGATCGAGGACCGCGCGCTCGGCGTGAAACTGCTCGGTCTCAAAATCGAGCTCCCCAACGTGGCGGGCGGCACGGACGGCGCGCCGGTGGAGGGCATGAGCAAAGTCCGCCACCCGTTGCTACTCGAGGCCGTGCTGCGCTTCCAGGCGAACGCCCGTTCGGAACTCTTGCCGACCGATGGGCCCGTGAAGATCAGGAACGATGCCACGACGCCGGATCTGACCACGGACCAACTGGCCACTGCGCTTGAGCAGGACTTCAACCACTACCTGACCACGGTCGCGACCGAGTACTACCCCGACACTGACCGCATGTTGTTCATGACGGGGTTCGGCGGTGATGGCTTCAAGAAGATTTACACCTGCCCCCTGCGCAATCGTCCGGTCTCGGAGTCGATCGATGCCGACGACCTGATTGTCAATCAGTCGGCCACCGACCTGGCGAATGCCCAGCGTGTCACCCACCGCGTCATGATGCGGCCCTCGACCTTGAAGCGGATGCAGATCCTCGGGGTGTACCGGGATATTGAGCTTGGCGATCCCCTTATCCCCCAATCGGATGCCTTGCAAGCCGAGGAGAAGGCCCAGCAGGGGCTGGCTGACAATGGCATGCGCCGGCCGCTGGATCGCGAGCGCGAACTGTATGAATGCTGCTGCGAGTTGGATATCGCGGGCTTCGAGCACAAACACAACGGCAAGATTACCGGGCTCGCGATTCCCTACGTCGTGACGATCGATGTCTCCTCCCGGCAGGCGCTGTCGATTGTGAGGCGCTTCGACCAAGACACCGAGAAGCTACCCGTCGCGCGCCAACGCTTCGTGAAGTTCCCGTTCGTACCGGGACTCGGGTTCTACGGCATCGGCTTGCTGCACATCCTCGGCAACTCGACCAACGCGATTACGGCGGCCTGGCGCGAGATGCTGGATAACGGCATGTATGCCAATTTCCCCGGCTTCCTGATGCAGGACACCGGCGGGCGGCAAAATACCAACATCTTTCGGGTGCCCCCAGGCGGTGGCGCGCCGGTGAAGACACAGGGCGTACCCTTACGCGATGCCATCATGCCGCTGCCTTACAGCACGCAGCAGATGCCGTCCTTGATGGCTCTCGTGCAGGACATGGCCGAGACAGGCCGTCGTATCGGCGGTACCGCGGAAGTGCAGGTCGGTGAGGGCAGGGCGGACGTGCCTGTCGGCACAGTGATGGCCATGATCGACCAGGCGATCAAGGTCATGAACGCCGTGCACAAGCGCATGCATGCCGCGCAGGCGGAAGAATTCCAGTTGCTCAAGCGCGAGTTCCGCGAGAACCCGGAGACGTTCTGGCAGCGCGGCTGCAAGTCCAAAACTACATGGGACAAGGCGAAGTTCTTGGCCGCGCTGAACAACTGTGACCTCGTGCCGCAGGCTGATCCCAACACGTCCTCATCAGGTCAGCGCCTGATGAAGGTCATGGCACTGAAGCAACTGCAGGGAGCGAGTCCGAATCTGTACGATCCGATCAAGGTCGACACCGCGGCGCTGAATGCGATCGGCTGGCCGAATCCGGAAGAATTCTTTGTGCCGCAGCAGGCCCGCGCGAACCCGCCGCCGCAATTGTTGGAGATGCAGGCGAAGATGGCTAACGAGGGCAAGAAGGCCGACGCCGATGCGATGCGCGCCCAGGCTGACCTCATCGAGGCGAAGGCTGCGCAGACCGAGACCGAGACGAAGGTTGCAGTAGGGCACTTCACCCCGAAGCCAGAATCACCGGGTCTGGCCGGTTCCCAACAGGTCGATACTCCAGTGGATAGAGCCACAGCGCAGGCAAAACTGCTGGACGCTCACACCCGCGCACGAGAAGCGACAGTGCACGAGCGCGAGGCGGCAGCGGAGAATCAGAACCGGGACCAGGACCGAGTGGCAAAGGAACGCGAGGCGGCGATTAAGTTGGCCAGCGATGTAATCCGGGCTCCAACGCACCCCGTCAGCGGCAAGCCGGTGGATGTGGGCGATGCGGGTCACAAGGCACACAAGATCATTCAGGATGTGGATCGAGGTATTACACAATGAGAGTCAGAATCATCCGCTGGACCGACCCTACGAGTTCTCTGGTGAATCTGCGCGTGCAGCGTTGGTGCGCTGGACAATGGGAGCGTGTGTTAGATTTCCCGTTGAATGAATCCGAGCAGGCCAACGAATTCGCGATGAGACTGTCATTCACGAAGCGAGTTCCTGTCGAGACGGCGACGTTTGAGGATGGCAAGGAACTGAGCCAGCCGCGATTCGATTCGACTGCTGAAGCGGCACGACATCTTTTTAGACCAGCATTGGATGCTGGTGCCGATAAACCATTCGAGGGTTCTCCATGAGCACGACATCAGAGAAGGCCCGCGAGGCCGCGAAATCGAAAGTCGAGCGGCTGACTCGCGCCGATCCGCTCAAGGCCGTCGATGCATCGGGTTATCGCCCCGAAGGCGCGATGGACGCGGATGTGCAGACCGGCCCGCGCCCAGTCTCGCGCCGCCAGTTCCGCCGCGGCGGCTCGGTGGAGGGCGCCAAGGCGATCATGCGCGCCGATCGCAAGCCGCGAGCTTCCGGTGGCCGCACCAAAATCGACGGTGGCCTGATCAATGAGGACGTCAAGGAGGCCAACCAAGAGCGCGAGGGACTCAAACACGTCGGTGGCATGAAGCGCGGCGGCCGCACTGGAAAGTTGGGTGGCGGCCCCCTCATGCAAGCGACGGGCAGCCCCTCCTTGCCGCCGACGACGATCGGGCGCAAGGAGGGCGGCAAAGTGCATGCCTCTGGCTGCGAATGCGCGAAATGCGGCGGCGGTCGAGTGGAAAAGGCAAAAGGCGGCGCGATTTACGGCGGCACCCGACCGGTTGCTGGCCGCTTGGCGCGAAAGGGTGGCGGCCGCACCAAGAAAGGCACCAACGTCAACATCATCATCACGCAGCCAGGCGGCATGGCGCGCCCGATGCCACCGCCGGCAATGGCTGCCCCGCCGACGGGAGGTCCTGTTGGGCTGCACCAGGGGGTTCCGCCGCCGCCACCGCCCGGCGCGTCGCCTGCCGCCGCTATGCCGATGCCACGCAAATCGGGTGGTCGTGCGGTAGATGGCGGCAAATTGGCCAAGCCTGGTCCGTATCCCATTGAGTCGGGCGGTGGCGGTGGTCTCGGGCGACTGGAGAAGGCCAAGGCTTACGGCTGATGCCTTCTCTCAACACGCAGTTCGAAGCCGAGCTCAAGAAGTTGATTGCCGGCCGCATGGCCGATATCGCCGATATCCTCTGTGAGGGACAGGCCGTCAAGAGCTTCGATGACTATCGACATATGGTTGGGCGATTCCAGGCTCTCAGACAGGTCCATGAAGACTTCTGCGATCAAGTAAACACAACACTGAATCAACGGTAACTTCATCTATGTCAGCAGTACTTAAAAGCAAACAGAATGATCCAGCTGCCGATCTAAAACGCGAAATTCTCAACAAGATTGGCGATGTTTCCGAGTTTGAAATTTCTCAGAATGAGATTCTGCTCGCGATTTATCGTCGTCCTGAGACGACCGCGGGAGGCATCGTACTCTCGCGTCGGATATTGGATGAAGATGTCTATCAAGGAAAGGTCGGTTTGGTGGTAAAAATAGGAGAACACTGCGAGTTTGACCGCGTGGACCCATACACCAACATCAAAATAGGCATACCAATATCTCTGCATGATTGGGTCGTAGTTCGCCCTTCCGATACCTGGGCGCTCGACATCAACATGCGCTCCGATGCGCTGTCGAGTAAGGACTTCGTACCCTGTCGATTGGTCCGAGACAAAGACATTCGAGCGAAAATCCCACATCCGGGAGTAGTCTGGTAGTTTATGTCAACACCAACAGAAGAAATTTCGGTCGATTTGGAGGTTGCGGACGCGAAAGCCGCCGCGGAACTTGCCAAAAAGACTGCCAACGGCGCGAATGGCGGCACTTCGACCGAAACTAACGCCGATCCGGCCGAAGTTGCGGTCGAAAAGATCGATGCAGAGCCTGCGAAGACCGAAAAAACGGCCGTTTCGCCGGAAGAAGGCGTCGAAAAGCTCAAAAAGCAGCTCGAGGACGAACGCGCAGCGCGCCAAGCGGCCGAGCAACGAGCCAATGAGGCCTCCCGCGCGGAGGCCGCGGCTCGTGGAGAGGTCCAAACCTCGCAACTGGATCTGATCAAGGGCGCAATCGAGCGTTTGACTGAGTCCAGCGATGTATTGGAGGCTCAGTACGCCGAAGCATTCACCGCGCAGGACGGAAAGGCCGTCGCCAAGATCCAACGGCAGATGGCAGACAATGCCGCAAAGCTGACTCAGCTCGAAGCCGGCAAAAAGGCGCTGGAAGCGGCGCCGAAACCTGTTCCGCGCGCCCCGGCTGACCCCGTGGAGCAGTTCGTCTCGCAGCTCTCGCCGGCTTCAGCAACATGGGTACGCGCGCACCCTGAGTTCGTGCGCGATCCACACAAGAATCGACAGATGATCGCGGCTCATGAGCTCGCGCTCGCCCGCGGACACAAGGCCGACACACCCGAATACTTCGCCTCGGTTGAGAAGACACTGGACCTGACGGCGCCCGCTGTCACAAAGGTCGATCCCCCTGCCGATGCAACAGCGGACGCCGCGCAGGTCGTCGGAGGTCGGGCCGCCCCCGCCGCCGCACCCGTGAGCCGCAGCAATGGCGCCCACGGCAACCGTCCCAACGTGGTCAAACTGACACCACAGGAAGTGGAGATGGCGGGCATCATGGGAATGACTGTGGAAGAATACGCGCGCAACAAGATGGCGCTGAGGAAGGAGGGGAAACTGTCATGAATGCTGATCCGAAGACGGCCATCTCTGCCGCAGTGACCGCAGGCTTGAGTGCCGCGCAAGCAGCGCCGCCCACTCAACCAAAGCCGCGCGAGGAAGATCCGCGGGCCCGTGCCGCGCGCCGCGCGATGGAACTACGGGAGCAGGGGTCCACCGACGATGAAGGCGTCGACAAGTTCTACATCGACCCGAAGCTCATTCCGGATGGTTGGTCTTACGAGTGGAAGACCTTTACCGTGCTCGGTAAGGAAAACCCGTCCTATCAGGTCGCAATGGCGCACAAGGGCTGGGAGGCCGTGCCACGCTCGCGTCATCCGCATCTGATGCCAATCAACTACCAGGGCGAGACCATCGAGCGTGAAGGCATGGTCCTGATGGAACGACCACTTGAGATTACTCAGGAGGCGAAGGCACGGGACCTACGCGCGGCGCGTGCTCAGGTGCGCGGGAAGGAGGAGCAGCTGGGAGGCGCCCCGGTGGGCACCTTTGAAC